CTAAGGTTTAACGTAGTTGATGGAGAAGATTACGGTCGTGGTAGAGTAGAGGAGTTCCTCGGTGATATTAGATCACTCGAAGGATTGTCTCAGGCTATCGTAGAAGGCTCTGCAGCAGCTGCTAAAGTAGTCTTCCTTGTATCACCATCCTCGACAACAAAACCAAAGACTATAGCCGATGCTGGTAACGGAGCGATCGTTCAGGGTAGACCTGATGACGTTGGTGTTATTCAGGTAGGCAAAACAGCTGACTTCAGGACAGCAGCAGAACAGATGCAAACCTTAGAGCGTAGGATAAGCGAAGCTTTCCTTGTACTACAGGTTAGGCAAAGCGAAAGAACAACTGCGGAAGAGGTACGCCTCACGCAAATGGAATTAGAACAACAGCTAGGTGGACTCTTCAGTTTACTTACGGTTGAGTTCTTAATACCATACCTCAACAGAACCTTGCACATGCTACAACGCACGAATCAATTACCAAAGATTCCGAAAGACGTGGTACGTCCACAGATAGTTGCTGGTGTTAATGCACTAGGTAGAGGACAAGACCAACAGTCACTTGTTCAGTTCGCACAAACTCTTGCTCAAACTATGGGACCAGAGATCATGGCTAAGTTCCTTGACCCCGGTGAGTATGTTAAACGACTCGCAGCAGCTCAAGGTATAGATGTACTTAACCTAGTTAAGACACCTGAAACTATGTCACAGGAAGCACAACAACAGGAACAGAAAATGCAACAGATGGAAATGCTGAAGCAAGCTGGTCAGTTAGCTGGTACTCCTATGATGGACCCAAGTAAGAATGAAGGCATGGCTGCAATGATAAAAGACGGATACGATCAATTACAAAATGGCAACACAGAAGGCGAGCCGCCCACAGAAGGTGGCGAAGAAACCCCTCCCGAAGGTTAGCAAACCAGAGTCTCTCGTTGAAGAGAACGAAAGAGCCACTCCAACTAAGTTTACTACTAGAGCAAACATAGGACCAGATCCTGAGCTAGTAACAACATTTGGTTTAGGCAACCTAAAAGTAACCACCGCTAAAGGATACAAAGATGACGGAAAAACTAACGTATGACCCAACTCCAGCTGACGCTCCTGAGTTTACAGAAGATGAACAGGACTCACTAGCCGTTGCTGAGAGACTAGGGCAAGAAGAATCTGAACTGTATGCTGGTAAATACCAGAGTGCAGAAGAATTAGAAGAAGCATACATTAACCTACAGAAAAAATTAGGATCTTCAGATGAGGATGATGATGAAGTAGAAGATACTTATCTTGATGACGATGAATATCCTGAAGAAGTTGCAGAAGGTGTAGACTTAATTACTACTGCCTCTGAAGAATACTATGAAAATGAAGGAGCAATCTCTGAAGAAACAATGGAACGTTTTAAAGAGATGTCTAGTTCAGATTTAGTAGAAGCTTATATGGCTATCAGAGATCGCAACCCAGATGTAGATGGTGGTGTAGCAACTGATTTAACTGATGCTGAGATGAACCAAGTTTATAACTCAGCAGGTGGTGAAGCAGAATATCAAAGATTAACAAGTTGGGCAGCACAGAACTTATCAGAAACTAAGTTAGATGCCTTTAATGATATGATAGATAGAGGTAATGCTACCGCTATCCAAATAGCAGTTTCTGGATTACGAGCTGAGTATGAAGCTCAAGAAGGTTACGAAGGTAGAATGCTTACAGGCAAGTCAGCTAGAACTCAGGATGGATTCCGTAGTCAAGCTGAGGTTGTACAAGCTATGTCAGACCCTCGTTACGATAGAGATGAAGCATACAGACAAGATGTGTATGACAAACTCGAACGTTCTAATGTACAATTTTAATTATGTCTAAAGCATATGATCCATCTGCACGTATTGATACGATGCAGGTAAAGTATAAAGTAAATACTACAGGTGATCGTTGGTTCATTCCTTACAATGACAACGGCACTACAGCTGCACAAGTAGCACAATGTAAAAAACAAGTTGGCAACACAGCTGACGGTACAGACGCAGGAGCTGAACAGTAATGGCACCAATGGGACCCGGAACCTATGGTTCAAAAAAAGGCAGACCAAAAAAAAAATCTTTTATTAAACAAATTGATGCTCCACCAGATGCCATGAGGAAAAAAACATTAATGCTTTTAGCTAAAAAGAAAAAGAAAAAGTAATGGCTAACACAAGAACTGGTCCTGATTACCTAGACAAAGGTAAGAAGAAAAAGAAAACTCTTTGGGATGATATGAAAAAGATTAAACAAACTTTGAAAAAGAAAACTAAAGAGAAGCAAAAATATATTGATATACTAAATCAATGACAACTAAACGAAAGAGTGTTAGTCTAAAGATAGGCAAACACAAAAGTCGTTCAGGCGGCTTGACAGCTGCAGGTCGTAAGAAGTATAATGCAGCTACGGGTTCTAATTTAAAAGCTCCACAACCAGAAGGCGGTCCACGAAAGAAATCTTTTTGTGCTAGAATGGGTGGAGTTAAAGGACCAATGAAAGATAGCAAGGGTCGTCCAACACGGAAGGCACTTGCATTACGCAAATGGAAATGTTAACATGGCACACAAAGGCAAAGGATCCTGTGGATCTAAAGGAGGAAAAGGTAAACGCTAATGGCTAAACCCGGACTCTACGCAAACATACATGCTAAGAGAAAGCGTATCGCCGCTGGCTCTGGCGAGAAAATGAGGAAACCCGGTTCTCCCGGTGCTCCTACTGCTGCTAACTTTAGGCGTTCAGCCAAGACAGCAAAGAAGAACAAACTAAAAATTAAATAGTACTTAGTGGCGACCCGAAACTATCGTCCTCGCCACAGGTATTTCCCACTCTTATTATTACTATGATTACTACCGAATACGGTAAGCAAAACATACATGCAAATGAAACTCCAGCGAGAGTTATCCCTAATTACCCAATAAATAAAAACCCTATTATGACAAACGAAGCAGAAAGATTTAACGGCTGGGCAGCTATGCTCGGATTCGTTGCAGCTCTTGGAGCATACATCACAACTGGACAAATTATCCCCGGTATATTTTAATGGCAGCTATCTCACTAAACCGAGAAGGTCAAGCCAGTAACTGGGAAAGTTTCTGTCAATGGGTTACAAGCACTAACAACCGCCTCTATGTAGGATGGTTTGGTGTACTAATGATACCCGCACTTTTAACCGCAACCACCTGTTTTATACTCGCTTTCATTGCTGCTCCTCCAGTAGACATTGATGGCATCCGTGAACCTGTGGCAGGATCTCTTCTATATGGCAACAACATCATCTCAGGAGCAGTGGTCCCCAGCTCCAACGCCGTCGGATTACACTTCTACCCAATCTGGGAAGCAGGTACTCTGGACGAGTGGCTCTACAATGGAGGACCTTACCAACTCATCATCTTCCACTTCCTTATCGGTGCAGCATCTTACATGGGACGCCAATGGGAACTTAGTTACAGACTAGGGATGAGACCATGGATAGCAGTAGCTTATTCCGCACCAGTATCAGCGGCAGCCGCCGTGTTCCTTGTATACCCTTTCGGGCAAGGGAGCTTTAGTGATGGCATGCCTCTTGGTATTTCTGGTACTTTCAATTTTATGTTCGTCTTCCAAGCAGAACACAACATCCTTATGCATCCATTCCATATGCTCGGCGTTGCTGGGGTTTTCGGGGGTGCTTTGTTTGCTGCTATGCACGGAAGTCTGGTCACTTCTTCTCTCATTAAAGAGACGACTGAGAACGAGTCGCAGAACTATGGCTATAAGTTTGGTCAGGAAGAAGAGACATATAACATTGTCGCTGCTCACGGCTACTTCGGTCGCTTAATATTTCAATATGCTTCTTTTAATAATAGCCGTGCTTTACATTTTTTTCTCGGTGTTTGGCCCGTCGTTGGCATATGGTTAACATCTATGGGTATAGCTACTATGGCTTTCAACCTAAATGGATTTAACTTTAACCAGTCCATCGTCGATTCTAACGACAAAGTAATTCCTACTTGGGCAGACGTTCTTAACAGAGCAAACCTAGGTATGGAAGTAATGCATGAAAGAAATGCACACAACTTTCCCTTAGACTTAGCATCAGCTGAGTCAACTGAGGTTGCACTAACAGCTCCCTCACTAGGGTAACAGCCACGTCCGTTCATCCCTAACGGGACGCATGATCACCAAGGCATGGAACGGGGTCTTGGTATACTGGAGATTACTATGCAAGTAACTTACGTATATCGTGGCATAGAATACACAAAAAACAAGTAGTATTCTGTAGTGCGTAACCACGTTAAACTATGGCCGGACAGTATGGCGGAACCATGCATACCGGTGACACACTAATAACTATTTATTATGGCTTTTAATCAAAACGCTTCAGCAGGTCAGGTAGTCTTTTCTGCTCAGGAGCCAATCACTAAAGTTGTTAAAGCTAACCAAAGTGTAACCAGTTCAACTACTCTTGTAGATGTATCTGATCTTACATTAAGAATTGGTAAGTATGAAAGAATTAACTTTAAGTATAATATCTTTTATACAACAGCAGCAACTCCAGATTTTAAATATCTAATTGATACTCCTGCAAGTTTAACTTCCTACCGTGTAGCTCAAAACGGTTGCGACCACGCTGGTGCAGCTCTAGCATCTATCATCACAGCTGAAGGTAGTGCTATCTCAATCGCAGCATCTGGTACTGACGGTTGTTTACAACTAACAGGTACTATCGAAAACGGTGCAACAGCTGGTGACATTAAGTTCCAGTTTGCACAGAACACTTCAGATGGTACAGCAGCAACTGTACGTGAAGGGTCAAGCGTTCAGTACTATCGCTTCTAAATAGTATAAGCGGAGGAGCACCTCAGAGTCGGACTCCTTCGCCGTTGGCTTTTTGCCCTTACGAGGATACCAATTAGCCGTCTAGACGGTGGGATAGACCACAAATATCAATGAGTCCAACTGAGACTCACAACTTTTTACGTAAGAAGACGAGCAAATATACCTTTAATTTTTATTAAAAAATGGCTAACGCTACACAATCCGTAATTGGTGCTTTGAA